CATTTGGCGGTGCAAGATCCGCGTAATATTTTGGGTGCTACTGACAAGTTGAATGTTGCAATTGCTCCGTGGTTGTATGCATTTCAGACGCAATTAAAAGATCTCTGGGGGAGAGGCCATATTGCGCAGTACACAGCAGGGATGAATGGGGAACAAATTGGTCAATGGTTCTATGCTTTGAGCCATCATTTACCGTGTGTTTTTGAGACTGATTTTTCCAGGTTTGATGCGTCCGTTAGTCGTGAGTTGCTTGTGGTTGAAAACTACATTTTTGAACGCTTTGGGTGTCCACCTGAAGTCTTAGCAGCTTTGGATAAGAAAATCTTGACTAGAGGGTGGACGAAACATGGTATTTATTTTTCAGTTGATGGAACTAGAAATTCAGGTGATGCACATACGTCGTGTGGAAATACTATGATTAATGTTTTGGCACATTTGTGGGCGTGGTGTCGAGAAACAAATCAAACCTTACAACAAGTGATTGACGATGCAAGTTTTAAGATGATAGCTTTGGGTGATGATTGCTTGGCTTTTTGCAATAGACGAGTTGATTTGACAAATAGGTTGAGATCACTCGGATTAGCACCCAAGTTGCAGTATCGTGAGAATCTATATGATTGCGAGTACTGTTCGTCTTTGTTTTGGCCAGTACAAGGTGGAGTAGTTTTAGCTCCCAAAGTTGGCAGAATAGTTGGTAAATTAGGTTTTACCATTGCACCAGGTACATCAGCTCTTGGGCACATGCGTGCAGTTGTGAGAGGGATGGAAAAAGATGTCAGTCACATTGAACCGTTGCGTCTCTTATTTGATAAATATCGAGAACTGACTGCGGGGGTGAGACCCTCGAAATTGGTAGCTAGAACTATGGCGTTTAAGACACATTGTGTAGAGTCTCATGTTGCAAATATTGAGACACAATTGATGTTGGAACACCGTTACCAATGGACGGATGCATCTAGGTTTGCATTCAATGCAGTTCTTGACCAAGTCACTTCATTGCCAGCACTAACCTCTGAGAGAGTGTTTGCTGACTTGGTCGCCCGCGATTGCAGTGACCCGTAGGCCCAGGGTTATGGGCCTGTGAATTTTAAGTTATGCCTAAATCGAAGAAATCGAAATCGAAGTCGAAAGGTAAGTCTAAGTCGTTGAAGGTGTCCAAGTCCAGTTCAGCAGCTAAATCTGTGCTGAGTGGCTTGAAGAAGTACGTTCCTAAGGACTTGTTCTCAAATGTGGGAGCATTGGTCGGGAGTGCTTATGGTGGAGTCCCTGGAGCCGCTGCCTTGGGCGCGGCAGGGACATTTTTGTCCAAGATTGTGGGATTTGGTGAATACAAGGTCAATGCAAACACACTGATGTCTAATCAGGCGCCAGTGTTTGGTGTAGACAAGTATACGCTGTCGCATCGTGAGTATGTGTCGGATATTAATTCGTCAATTCTTTTTACTATGCAAGAGCAGCAATTCATCAACCCCGGCAACCCCGTCTTATTTCCGTGGTTATCGCAAATTGCGCAAGCCTTTTGTGAGTATGAATTTTTGGGGTTGGTGTTTACTTTTAAGTCAACATCAGCCAATGCTTTGAACTCTACAAATACCGCGCTAGGGACGGTGGTTATGGCTACAAACTACAATGTGTTAGAGGCGAATTTCGTCAATAAACAGCAGATGGAATCTTATGAGTTCTCCACGTCGGGAGTACCTTCTCAAAACATGATACACCCAATTGAATGTGCAAAGGGTAAAAATCTATTTGATAGATTACACGTACGTGGTTACGGCGTTCCTGCGCTCGGTGATCAGAGAATATATGACATGGGGAATTTTCAATTGGCTACTGTGGGTAGCCAGGCTGCTGCTGATATTGGCGAATTGTGGGTTTCGTACCACATTCGTTTTCATAGACCAGTTTTAGCTCAAGTCGGTGGTAATATTGGTGAGGGTGTTGTGTTCGGTCGTTGGTACACAGTGCCCACCACCACCTCAATTTTGGCTGGCCCCATTGCTATGGTTAACAATCCTGTTGATGCTATTACTATTGCCGGTAATGTTATTACGTTGGCTGGCTTTTCAGGCTCGCAGGTTAGGTTGACCATTACAGCACGCGCTGCTACGACTTTCACATGCAATTCGGGAGCTCCGAATTTGGTTGGCTTTGCAAATGTGAACATTTATAGTGCTGGAACTGCCTCGGGTGTTGGGCTGAACACAGGTGCTACTTATTTTACTGAGTACACAGGTGTGTGTAATGCAAATCTCGCAACCCTCACCCCTCAAATCCCCAGTGTGGTAACTGGGGCGGCATCAGCTGAAATTATGATTCAGGTATTTGGTGCGCCAATTCAACCTGAGAGTATCACATTAACGTACCCATAGGTATAACGTTTCTTCCTGGAGTTGTGACCCAGAATGCCCTGTATTATCCCTCTTTCCTTCCGTTAGTGTTAACAACAGCTCCGTGTTGATTGCCATTCGTGGACTCAAACGTATAAATGTGTTGTTTGACGGTTTCGGTCGGTTAGTGATTACTTGAGCAACCAGTGGCTTGGTGAGTTAAGCCATATTTGGTGTGTGATTTAAGACCACCATCTTACTTGAGCGGGTTGAATGGAATGCTGCGGTATGATTCAATCCAGTTATT